ATGCTCGAAACGCCGATCTTAGACAGGCCACAAAAGAGCGGCTTGAGAAAGAGCGGGAAAGTTTAGAAAAAAAATATGGCCGTAAGGTTCTTCAAAGAAAAGAGGCTAAAGCGCTTGGTTTAGTCAGATATTTCAACGGTAAGCCGTGCCCTCAAGGCCATGTCGATGAACGGCAAACATCAAGCGGGGGCTGTATACCTTGTCTAAAGGCTCGACACTCTACGAGTGAAGCAAAAGCAAAAAAACGGGCTTGGGAAAAAGCGAACAAAGACAAACTAAATGCACGGCACAGAGAATGGTATGCTCGTAATAAAGACAACCCCGATGTAAAACGCCGCAGGGCTGAACAAAAAAAGAAATATCGGGCAAAGCCCGAAACCCGTAAAAAAGAAACCGAATATGCGCTCCTTTGGATGAAAAAAAATCCAGAGAGAGCAAAAGAAATTGCTCGTCGGCACTCCAAAAAACGCAGGCAAGATCCAAAGCACAAAGCGTATTACGCTGAACGCACACGGTATCGTCAAGCCAAGTGTAAAAACGCAACCTTGTCCAACTTAAAACCTATCGACTTCTATGAGTTTTACAGGGAACGAGACCGGTTAGCCAAACAAACCGGCAAAGCGCATCATGTCGATCACATTATTCCGCTAGAACATGAAAAAGTATGCGGACTCCACGTCCCGTGGAACTTACAAGTTATCCCTGCTTGGGAAAACTACATGAAATTAAACAAACTGCCCGAAGAGTTTTATGGAGAGGGCGGTAGAGAAGAATGGCTACAAAGGAGACAAAAATGAAGAAATCTGATATGGTAAAAGAGAAGGCACGGGACATGGATTGGCAAACTGCCGTCCAACACCTTAATCAGGTGGTCTCACTCTACGCATCACGGATCGCGGCAGAAGGCCAATTTAGCCGCGAAGCCGTTGAACGCTCCGCCGAAATACAGGCGGCTTGGCAAAGGATACAACGGGGATGAAAAACGACCTAGAACGCGATTTTGATTTTGCAGGCGACCAAATGAACGCCCTGCTAGATGAAATGGAACAGGACGGCCACAATGCAGGAGCCGTGATGGGCGGTGCGCTGACCGCGCTTCTGTTCCGGCTTATGGTATCCAGCCCCGACAGCAACACCACAATGGGTATGCTGTCATCCGCCATGAACCAAGCGGCTGTTATCGCCGCCGCATATGATTATGATGCAGAGACTAAGCATTGACAAAACGAATGCCCATGAAGACAGGTGACGAATATGACGCCCTGACAAAATGGAAAAAGTTTCTGCGCTGGAGAGCCGGTCAACGCAAAAAGATAAAGCGGCTCTACAATAAAAAAGAAAGAAGGTGGCTGGACAAAAATATTTGACAGCCACTTTTTTATGTTATATGTATGGGATAAATCTTATATCAACTACGGGAGAATGATATGAAAGTCGAAATGTCAAAAGAACTGTGGAACGCAGTTATTGTCGCTATTGATTGTGATCTGGATGATTTCTATTCAATGGGAACAAGTGACGACCCTAGCCTAGATGTCCGTTACGGCAAAATGCTCCAAGCACGGGGCATTATCCGCGAAACGCAACTTAATGTGTGGGGGAATAAAGATGGAAAGTAAACAATTCGCCGCCTTCGATGAAGACCTGTTCTACCTGCTGACCGAACATTTCGGGGATAAATGGAACCATGTCTGGGATGCAGAAGACGATGGCTTCTATCTGCGGCTCACGGTTCACGGCCAGCCTAAAATGTGGGCGGAAGACGAATGATCGTCTATCTTGCTACAAATGCCGTCAACGGTATGCAGTATGTGGGGGCGGCTCTCTGCCTGAAAAAAAGAAAATCAGCGCACCTGAGTGCCGCCCGCCGCGGGCATGGAAGCAAGCACAGCCTGCAAGAGGCTATCCGTGTCTACGGTGAAGACAATTTTACCTTTTCCGTGTTAGACACCGCCAAAAACCGCAAAGACCTATCCAAAAAAGAACATAAATGGATAGACAAATTAAACACGGTTCACCCTCACGGCTACAATCTGTTGCGCGGAAACTACAGCACAAACCTAAAAAACAACGGTAAATATGTAAGCATTGAGATAGAAGGACGGACATTTCCTACCATAAATGCCGCCGCTAAACACTATGGCGTGGGCATATCCGGATTTAGAAACCGATTACAGCGCGGGTGGACGCCCGAACAAGCGGTAGACTTAGTCGAGCCGCCCGAAGACTACCGCGAACAAAAGACTTTTGTCCCAATTACCATTGAGGGTAAAACTTTCAAGTGTAGCACAGATGCCGCCAAACATTATGGGATGGTGCTATGCACCCTGCGGCAACGATTAAACAAGGGCTACACGCCAGAACAAGCGGTTGGACTTGAGCCTACGCCGAAAAACCGCTTCCTACACCCCAACATGAACAGCATAACAATCAAGGGCAAAACCTTTGATAGCGAACGGCAGGCCTGCATCTATTTTAGTGAAAAACTCGGCATTAAAGCGAGAACACTAAAAGCACGATTGAAAAAAGGCTGGGACTGGGACGATGTCCTGTCACCAGAAATCTCGCACCGCGCACGAGTGCCGCGCAAAAATACCCGCAAATATGTAGTCGGCAACAAAGTCTACCGGACATCCGATGAACTGGGCGCGGCTCACGGCATTTCAGGAAGTTATGCCCGTGTCCTGCTTATGAAAAACAAAAATAAACCGCTAGAGGAGTTGTTTAATGCTATCGGAAAGGTATAAACCAACGCAATGGCTATTGGATTTGATGACATCTTCATAATCACCTATCTGGTCAGCGGGGCTATCCTGCTGGCCTTTTTATTTTGGGACGCTTGGAAAGACCGGTGAAGCGCGAAGATAAGTCCGCGGATCACGGCTCAGAGGCCAGAGAACGACACTTCTTCTTCAAAAGAAAGTTACAGTTACGCTATATAGGAGCAAAATTAAAAAAAATATTTTTCAGTAAAATATACCCGTAACCAGTGTAACTTTTGTAACCACTCTCTCTAACCCTTACTGACAAAGGATTACAGAGGTTTTGTATGGTTACATAAGTGGTTACATATTTTTTTTATAAAATGTAACCAGCAAATCGGCCTTAGTGCGTCAAAATCTGAAAAAAAATAAAAAAATAATTTCTGGTCTATATAGGTGTTTCTTGTGTATATTCCCCGAAGTAGACCTTTTTAACTGGGGAAAGATTATGCCTAGAGCCAAACCATCCAAAACTACGGGAAAACCTATGGAAACGCGGGGAAGGCCACCGGCTAGTGTGAACCAGCCGTTGACCCGCAAGCAGGAACTGTTTGTTAAGGAACTGGTCAGCAAGGACGGGCAGATAACTTTGAGAGACGCGGCAATCAATGCCGGTTACTCTGTATCGTCTGCTCACACACGGGCTTATGAATTAACCAACCCGCATATGTCACCCCATGTTGTCGCCGCTATCCAATCTTATCGGCGGGAACTGGATGAGAAATACGGCATCACATACCAGCGTCACATCCGTGACCTGCAAGTAATTCGGGATATGGCTTTGCAGAACGGGGCTTACTCTGCCGCCGTGCAGGCTGAGTATAGACGGGGGCAAGCACAAGGCGACATCTATGTCAGTAAATCTGAAATCCGTCATGGGTCAATCGACAGCATGAGTAAGGAAGATGTTTTGAAAGCACTTGAGGAGATTAAGAACAGTTATGCCCCAATCACAATCGACATCACAGCCGAAGAAAAAGACAACACCGGTAATCGCGGTAAAGCGCGAGGCAGGCTTTTACAAGCAAGTGAAGGAAGCAACGCAGAGGACGCGGAAGAAGTGGAACTTGACGCGGATTGAAAACTATATCGGCGCGGGCATCCCAGATGTTTTGATCTGTGACGAGCGCGGCGAGTTTCATCTTGTCGAGTTAAAGTTTACCACCAGCAACCGTGTTGAACTGCGGCCAGCCCAAGTTGCATGGCTTACTAAACACCAGCACGGGTCATGCTGGATTTTGATTAAGCGGCAGACCAAGCCGACCGAACCGGCGGAATGCCTTTTGTATCCAGCAAATGCGGCGGTTGATTTGAAGATGGACGGCATTGAAGCAGTCGAGCCGTTATTCCGTTGCCAACAGCCATTTCATTGGGAAACAATTTTTGACTTGATAAGTCCCAGATAGTCGCATATACTAGGGGCATCGTTAACTAACTACGGGAGAAAAAACGATGGCACACTTAGTAGAAGAAAATGGCCGGACTATCCTGCGGGATGATTGGCATGAGGAAGATGTCGTTGAAGTCGCAAATAACATGGGACTTAAATTAAGCGAGGATGAAGTCCATGATGTTATGGTGCGAATGGAATCTGGTTTTGACGCCAATTTTGGTATCAACTGGGAATATATTCAATATTGCATCGAAGGGGTGAAGTTATGAGCGCGGTGGATTTCAAAACTTTGGCGCAGGATGACTTGCGCGATATTCGGGGCGATGCGTCACTTGTGGACTATGTCGCAAACCTTTTGGAACAACTTTACAAATCTGACCCAGAATTGCGCCAAGAGTTTAATATGTGGTGGGATGAATTACAGGAGGCAGAAAATGAGTGAAACAATCGAACAACAAATGTTGCGCGGCCTGAAACAACTGATGGACGGCCAAACTGAATTTTCAGTATCTTTCACGCTTAGCCGTGATAACGAAATGCTAGAACATGATGAAACCTTTTTTGATGTTCAGCATATAAAAGACGAAATCGAGTCGTGGCTTACAGATTTAGATTTTGTCGTTTCAAAACTTAATGTGACAGAACGGGAGACTGCCAACTAATGTTTATTTTTCGACTAATAGGACGCTTGCTATATGGAAGCGAATATAAC